AATTTACTAAAGCAAGATATGAAAAGTTATTTAAAGAAGCAAAGAACGCTCTTGATAATTTTAAACATATTAAGTTAATCGAACTCGCGAAAGAGCTTCACATCGATTTTCCAAAATTCGAATAAAAACAAAATAATTGTTGACTTTCAGATTCACCTCAGTTATAATAAGAAAGAACCATTAAGGAGGGCCAGTGGCCAACACACTAGAAGAGAAACAAAAGTACGTGAAGGAATATATCCGTTCACTTAACGCCATCGAAGAAGCGATGGAACCATACAAGGAGCAGAAGCGCGAACTCCGCACGGAGTTCCGAGAGAACCGCTGGCTTACGACCGACGAGATTCGAGCAGCAGTTAAGGCTTATCGGCTTTTTAAGGGCAAGATTAGTATTGATGAAGTTGTAGATAACTATAATCTTCTCACAGGAGAATCTGATGATTCTTGAGTACTCGAAGGTGCGAGGTAACGCGCGCACACCCGATCGTGCTAACCCATCGGATGCTGGGCTCGACCTGTTTTATTCTCCCGAAGAGGGGAGCGAAGCAGGAACGTGGTTGAAGGCGGGTGCATCAGGCATCTTTTCGACCGGCCTTAAGTTTGGCGTCCCGCACGGATATATGCTTGAAGTAAAGAACCGCTCAGGAAACGCTGCCAAGAAGCATCTGCTTGTGGGAGCTTGCGTTATCGACTCTGGCTATGACGGAGAGGTGTTTGTGAATCTCCACAACGTCGGAAGAGAACCGCAGTTTATCGCCGCCGGTATGAAGATCGCACAAGTTGTATTGATTCCGGTTGTGCATTTCCGCGCCGTCGAGCGCACCGAAGGTAATCTTTATGATTATCCAATGACAATTAGCAACAGGGGCGATGGAGCCCTAGGGAGTACGGGATGACCCCCGAGCAAAAGTATCGCAAGCACTATGAGCGCATGGCACAGCTTTGCAAAGAGAATGATTGGGGTGACCCCTTCAGCTATGCCCGAAGCAAGGAAATTTATGCAGCAATTGCCTTAGGTCACACGGTCGCAGACACTTTTTCAGGCGGTGATGCTGTTAACCAAAACGGTGACGAAGTTGAATACAAGTCAACGATTGGCAAGAATTGTAAAGGATCCTACACGGGTATCTCAGTGCAAACAACCTGGGAAGAGCAAAAGCGATATCTGTTTGAAGAAAAGCTTGCAAAATACCCCGAACACTATTATAATAGATTTAGTGAGGGTAAGCTGGTTGAATCTTGGATGATGAGCGGCACCGATGTTTATAACATCTTGTTGCCTAAACTGGAAGGCAAATTTTCAACTGTCTTGAGTAAAAAAGATCCAAGGCTGAGCGCGAACATTACTTGGTCAGAGATCAAACAATATGGAACAAAGGTAATTTAAAATGAATAGAGAAACATATAACGAACTAACAAATACTATTAACCATTTTGATAATCGGTATACCGAAATGATCAAAATGGATGACATCATATTTGATGATCTGAATAGTCAGGTCCGCCAGTTGGGGCACGTACACGCCAAAGTACCTGCTATGACTCAAGCTCTTGCTAATGGCGCCAAGCTGCCCCCGATTTCATTGCGAAAGTTAGCTAATGGTAAGTCAGAACTAAAAGATGGTGCCACAAGGTACCTGGCACATAGGAACGCCGGCTCAGATACAATTTTTGCAACTCATTATCATGATTCGGTTAGAAACCCAAACGCTGACGAATGGTTTGATATCCAGTGTTCCCAGAATGATCATCCGGTTTCTACGCCCAACTCCGAGGCTGATATTGAGTCTCAAATTAGTAGGCGTGTAAATAAGGGTATATTTGAGAAGAAAGCCGGCTTTAAGTATGCGGATGACCCGGAGCAATTCATTATCGATAGTGTGGCTTACTTAGAGACGATTTATAAAAATTCTGGGCTATCCGCACGTAAGCTGAAGAATATACTTAAGAAGTGTCTAACAGGAACTATTACGACACTTTTTCAGTCATATTCAAAAGATACTGCCATGGACCTTATAAAATCTGTTAATGACTTTGGTTGGTCGACCAGCAAGCGGGCCCCGGACTCAATTGGGGAAATTTGTAATAACGTATGCTTTTATCCATGTGCAACTTATCCTCAACTAAAGACAAATGCCTTTGCGAATGGGGGATACAAGAAGATAGACAACCCGAATATTGATATTTATATTGTCTATTATATGGGCGATCTTGCTGGCCAAACAGAGAAGAAAATTAAAGATGCCCGCAACCACATAGAAAAAGAGTACGACAAGATCAACAATGCGTTCACCGACGCCAACGGCAACAAGATCTTTTCTGGACTATATTTTTTGCCTCAGATTAAAACAGGCCAAAACAAAGAAGATCTCTATCAGCTTATCAAGGCACGATGACCGCTGCTATACTTAAACACCAAGAAGGTTTACAGTTTCTATCGGATATACCCGATGAGTCTGTAGACCTCATCTTGACAGATCCTCCCTATATTACATCCAGAGATTCAGGTATGGACAAATGGGTAGATCATGTTGCAAAGCAAGATCAGGATGATGCTAAAGACTTGCGTACTATCGAGCAATGGAAGGAACTTAAAACTATTAGAGAGTGGGTAGACTTTCTTAAAAAGGATAACTCTCTTTTTGATAGAGACGGCAATTTGATTCTTGGAGCACCAAAACGAAAGCTGAAGAAGTATAAGAAAGATTACCTCAAGTACGGCAGTATCTATGGTAAAAAATACGCAGTTAAAACAAACTACGGTGATTGGGATTCGGAGTTTACGATGGAACAGCTTGAGCTTTTTATCAGACACTTCTATCGCGTATTGAAGCCCGGCGGAACATGTATCGTGTTCTTTGATCTCTGGAAGATTACTAATTTGAAGGACTTGTTGGAAAACTGTATTGATAGAAAACGTATTGTCCCCAAGACAAAAAGAGAAAACGAAAGCGAAGAAGCCTTTAAGCGAAGAGTCCAGTACGCAAAAGATAATCCAACTATTTCATATGGCTTTTCACAAATTCGCTTTATCGAGTGGATTAAGACAAACCCGCAGCCAATCAATAGCAGCGTAAATTACTTGACCAATTGCAGAGAAATTGCACTACTTGGTATTAAGAAATCGAAACCAACCTTTAACAGTAAATATGACAAGGGTATCTATCATCATCCACTCCAAGGTGGCAAGGATCGCTTTCACCCTACACAAAAGAGTTTACCTCTCTTTGAGGAACTAATTAATAAACATTCCAATCCAGGCGATTTGGTACTCGATTGTTTTGCAGGCTCAGCAACCACAGCTATAGCTGCGATGAATACCGATAGACGATTCACAGGCTGTGAGTTAGATGAAGAATATTTTAATAAGTCTATAGAAAGGATTGAGAGAAATCGATGAATCGTAAACAGCGCAGAACAGCCGACGCTAAACGTCGGAAGGGCGATAGCGAACAAGCGATGGAAGACAAACTAGTGATGTTTGGTCACCTTCCAGAAAGCTGTTCTGCGTGTCAGAAATCCTTTGACAAAACCAATCGAGATATGGTATTCTCTTGGACGGTGGTTGTGCGAGAGCAACAAGAATCAGTTACACTATTTTGCCCAGATTGCATTAAGAAAACACAGGAGGTTTTAGATGGGACAACGAAGAATCAATAGAGGCCACCAACGCCGCGAGGAGTTGCGCGAGCGAGCAGCAGAGCGCAAAGAGGTTCGCGATAAATTAACCCCCGCCCAACAACTACGAGCTTTGGACTATCGACTAGGAAAGGGCGAAGGCGCCACGAAGGAGCGCCGGCGCCTGGAGGCACTGGTCGATGCCGGTTAATAGAATTTCAGAACGCGCTCTTCGTAAGTTGGTCAAAGAATCAATCACCGAGGACGCTCTATGTATCGTTAAGTTTTATTCTAATGGGTGTGAGTATTGCAGTGCTCTACATGAATATTATGTGGATATTGCGGATTCATATGAAAACGAAAACGTTCATTTCTTTGCCTTCAATGTAGAAGATGCAAGTGACCTGGATTCTCTCATTAAACTAAATGGGGTTCCTACAATTGTTAGTGTTAAAACTGGACTTTTAAAATCTCGCATCAGAGTTTTAGAAGACCCCGATCCACCAAACAAGCACACTTGGTATTTTTCAAAAGATATTAAGAACTTTATTGATAGGGAGAAATAATGAACTTAACTTTTTCTTATGATGATGTGCTGCTGATGCCGCAATATTCAGATATTGTCTCACGTTCTGAGATTGATATATCGGTAGACTTAGGTAAAAACGTTACTCTAGAGGTGCCTATTATTTCTTCTCCGATGGATACCGTTTCTGGTTATCGAATGGCGCTGGTTATGGCAGAGTGCGGTGGGACTAGCGTCTTGCACCGCTATAACACCATTGACGTGCAGTGGTCCGAGTTAGTAGAATTTAAAGTAAGTGCTAATAAGGGTGGAATTGTTGGGGCTGCGATTGGTATCAGTGGAGACTATTTAGAGCGCGCAAGAATACTATACGAGGCGGGGGTGGGTTTCCTATGTGTAGACGTTGCGCACGGTCATCACGCTCTTGTGCGTCACGCCTTACAGGTGCTGCGAAAAACATTTGGCCTTGATCTTCACATAATGGCGGGAAATGTTGCAACGCTTGAGGGTGTTAACGATCTCGCAGATTGGGGCGCGGATAGCGTGCGCTGTAACATTGGTGGTGGTTCTATTTGTTCCACCCGTATTCAAACAGGGCACGGGATACCTGGCCTTCAAACAATCTTTGAATGCGCGAAAACCGACCGAGACGTAAAGATTATCGCAGATGGAGGCATTAGGAACTCTGGCGATATGGTTAAGGCACTAGCCGCAGGAGCCGACGCAGTTATGGTTGGTTCTTTATTGTCGGGTACAGAAGAAACACCAGGCGAAACCTTTAATGATCCCGATGGGTGCCGCTGGAAGTCCTATCGAGGAATGGCCAGCAAGGAAGCACAGATCGACTGGCGCGGCAAGTATTCGTCTTTCGAGGGTGTCGCAACCCGTGTCCCGTATTGCGGTTCTGCTAAGGTCATCCTCGAAGATTTAGAACGAGGCATTCGCTCTGGCTTATCCTACTCCGGCGCAAGAACAATCACAGAACTGCAAACCAAGGCTCAGTTTGTAAGACAGACTACATCCGGTTTATCCGAGAGCAGAACACACATTCTGTCGAGGAAGTGGTAATGAGTAAAGAAAATGAAGTGGATTACGGCAAATTAAATAAACGAATAGTCTTTACAGAAAATGAGCATCGGCATGCCAAGTTGATACTTAAACTAAAACATGATGGTTTTAAACAATCAAAGTTTTTTAGAGCTATTATTACTGGTTATATTGAAGATGATCCCGTGTTGCAACAATATGTTGATAGTGTGAAAGAACAGTCGCAGAAACTAAAAAAGAAGTCTAAACGATTGCGCGCCGCGGGCCAAGAAAAGTTAAACGACCTAGGGTTAAACGACGGCGATATTGAAAACATTTTTGATTTGATAGAACAGGAACATCCCGAGCTATGAAAAACTATGATGGGCTAACAATCTGTGCGCGCCACTGTAAAGATTCAGATATCGAATGCCATTTAAATGATTGTAGAATGTGGGTAGATTATTCAAAAGACAACAATTGTACCTTGATAGCTATTTACAATAATGATCAAAAACCAATGACCCTTAGAGAGATAGCAGAACGCCTGGATATTTCTTTTGCGAGAGTAAAACAAATAGAAACTAAAGCATTTGCTAAGTTAAAAAAACATCTACGGGAAAAACCTTATTAACTTTTGGGCTTCTTTGGATTTGTATTACTATTTATTGTTGAGTTTATGCAAATAAACAAGGAGATTATTATAATGGCTCGTAAGACTTTGTTAACTGAGAGCGAACTTCGCCGCTTCATGAAGCTCGCTGAAATGCATCCAATAAGTGATGAAAGAATTGAAGAAATGGCTACTGACCCAGACCTTGAAGAAGCTGCCTATAGCATGCCTGGTGATCGCGACGAAGAACTCGATGAGCCGTTGCCAGGTGAAGAGGGTGCCGATGTGATGGACCTGGGCGATCTTGAACCCGAGGAAGTGGGTGTCGAACCCGAAGGTGTCCCTGTTGAAGAAGTCGATCCAGAATTGGTCGACAAATTTTCCGAGTTTATGAAAGAGGTGAGCGTGCTCGCCAAAGAGGTTCTCGGCGTTGATATGGAAGTCGAAGGAGAGCCCACCGGAGAAGTTGAGCCGGTCGAGGAGCCTGTCGTTGATGAACCTACACTAGAGCCTGCTGGCCCAGAAGGAGGTGAACCTGAAGAACTTGGTGTAGGATTGGAAGAAGGTGAGGAAGAATTGGCTGAAGCCGACGAAGATCTCACTGAAGCCGACGAAGATCTCACTGAAGCCGACGAAGATCTCGCTGAAGCCAATGAAGATGACATTGTTGCTGAAGTTGCCCGCCGCGTTGCCGCGCGCCTTCAACGTGAAGCAAGTCAAGCCGAAGTGGTCGATCAGCTAGCTGAAAGAATTATGAAAAGACTAACAAAGTAGTTGACAAAACAATACGAGAGTGTTAAAATATAACCACTGGCCTTCCATAGCCGGTGGTTATTTTTTAGGGGGTGGTAAGAATGACTTATACCGCAATGTTTTTAATGTATGTGTTTGGCTATGTGACGTGCAAGACGTTTTATTATTTACAGTCCAGCCGATTGAGTGTGGTTCTTTTACAAACAGCGAATGTTTTTAGTTTGTTTCTTTTAACTCGCGCCCTAGAGTGCTACGAGGTATCAAAGGCGCTGTGTTTAAAAGATCTGCATGAAAAAGGATTGTCAGATAGCAACATCAAGATTTACGAGAACAATCTTGAGACTGAAATCAAAAACTTTAAAACAAAATCAATTGATCAATTATTGGGCTTGCACCCTACTTTTTTTCATGAAGTGATTGACTATGAAGATTGGGAATCTGGAATGAGGTTCCTAGAACAAAATAGAGACCTAATTATTAATGCTTATTCAAAGTGAGGGATTTTTGATGTTTAAGAAACTTAGAGGATTGTTCAGAGACGATGAAGAGGAAGCATTAATATCCCAAATCCTCAAACAAGAACCGGACTTAAGAACTATTGGTTTATTTGCGGAGGTCGAGGCAGAAAAGGTCGCAGAGATCAGCCACGCATTGATTTATTTAAATGAATTAAATCATTTACAGCCCAACATAAAATATCACCGCCCAATTCTTTTTTATCTCTCAACTTACGGCGGCAACGCTGACGATATGTTTGCGCTCTATGATTTGATGCGCATCGTTAGAGAAGAGACAGAAATCCACACGGTTGGTTTGGGCAAAGTAATGTCCGCTGGTGTTTTGATTTTGGCCGCTGGAACAAAAGGTCACAGATATATTGGTAAAAACTGTCGAGTAATGCTTCATGCTGTGATGGGAGGTAATCAAGGAAGCCTCCATGATATGATTAATGAAATGGATG